TTAAAGTATTATATCCTATAGCTACATTTTTACCGTGACCATCTTCAGAGCTTAAAGCACCATAACCTATAGCGACATTTTGTATTCCTGTTGTTAATGCATCACCAGCTAAACCTCCAATTAATGTATTTTGAATACCTGTTGTAATTTGTGCACCTGCTGTGTAACCTATTGCTACGTTATATGTTTCAGTGTTTGTTGAATTTTCGTTTGATAACGCTTGATAACCTATTGCTACAGCATTTCTTCCTGATACAGATGAGCTAAGAGCTTGATAACCTAAAGCTGTGTTATAATATCCTGAAGTTAAAGCATCACCTGTTAATGCACCAACTAGTGTGTTTCGTGTACCTGATGTCATTTGTGATCCTACAGCGTGACCTACAGCTACATTGTAAGCGTTTGAACCAGTGTTTAAATCCTGTAAAGCATAAGTACCTATAGCTACGTTTCTTCCACCAGCTTGTTCAGTAGTCAATGCTTGATAACCTAAAACTACGTTATTATCGCCTGTAGTTAATGCGTCACCGGCTAATCCTCCTATTATAGTATTGTAAATACCTGTTGTAACATTTTGACCAGCTTCATGACCAATAGCTACGTTGTATGCGTCTGCGCCAGCATCTTGATCTTTTAAAGCACTAGAACCTATAGCTATATTATAACCATGAGTATCTTCAGTTAATAAAGCATTATTTCCTATGGCTATATTTGAATGTCCTGTAGTTATATTTAAACCTGCTCTATACCCAATAAAAACACCACCAACAGAGCTTTGTAAAGCAGTTGCAGCTTGGTAACCTATTGCCACATTCTGATCACCACTTGTTAAAGCGTCTAACGCAGCTATACCTATACCTGTGTTGTATTGTGCAGATGAAATCACACCTGTTGTACTATGACCGATTAAAAGTGATCCTGTGAAGTTAGTTCCTTCGGATTTAAATCCTAAGGCTGATGTTGTACCACCGTAAAGTTCCGTGAAGTTGTCGTTACAAATGTCAAATGCTTCCCTGAGCGTAGAGCCAGTTCCATCATTAGCACTTGAACCTATATTAATAGTCTGTTTGCTCATGTTTTATTTTTTAGAAGAATGTTGAAGAAGCAAGTAATGTTTCTGGGTTAGATACATTATCTGCAGTTGGTGATTCTGTCCTATCAGCTGTTAATGGAACTACACCGCCTGGTAGCATAGTATCAGCAGATGTTACTTGACCAAAATATATTATACCGGCTCTGTTACCTATTATAGCCATTTTTTAATATATTGCAATTATATCTGATGCTGTAGTACCTAAAGCAAATATTCTATTTACTTCTATTGGTAAGAAAGATCCAGCTGCTACATTTTGAAAAACAACTGGTCTATATATTTCATATAGCTCATTAACAGCCATAATGTCTACACTAACATTGAGGTGGTTTACTAAACTAAGTCTAGTATCACTATCTACATTACCGACAAAAGCAGCTGTACCATCAGTAGTATTTACTACTAAATCTCTAGCCATTACAGTACTTGTAAAGTTTTGATTATCATCTGCTAGCTTATTAGTAACCCCACCAGTTGCTGATCCACCATCTATTATTACTTTTTGACCAGAAAGAAGAACACAAACGTGTCCAGCTGTACCAACGTATAATCCAGCTCCTCTTTCAGTTCCTTTTAAAGCACTACCAAGCTGAGTTGTATTAAGTACAGCTAAGTTTTGCGTGTTGTTTAAGTAATCTACAGCGTTACTACCAAAAGTAGTATCATCTTTTAAAAGCACAGCTCTTCTAGCTGTTTGTACACCTGGTATTGATGGTGCTCTATAAGCGTGTGGACTACCCGTTATATCTCCGTATGCCATTTTTTGTTTGTTTAATTGTTATTATCTTTATTAACTAAGTTTATTGCTTTTATCATAACTTTGTCAGAATATGATTTACCTTCCATTATTTTATTTCTACGTAAACTAGTTGGTAAATCTTCTTGACCAAGTAATATTCTGTATATCCTACTAATTAGTTGGCTACACTTAAATGATGTTTTATATATTGTATATTTTTGAGTCGTATTGTTTCTTTGACGCCAAACAGTTATCCAGCCATTACGCCTTAAACGTTCCCAACGATTTTTATCCCATGAAAAAGTATAAACTCCGTCTATATAATCTTTTCTTGTAAACAGCTCTATACAATCAAAGTAAATTAGAAGTTCGAGATCAGCATCTTTTAAATCGTGTGTTTTACAAGCCCATTTCCGTACAATACGATAGTGCTTAAACAAACCTATGCTTCTAAGATCTTTGGCTTCTAATTTTCTCATAAGACAATAACAACGTCTTGTTGTTTTATTACAAGAAATATATTTTCATCTATTTCCACATTAAAACCAGCATGTTTATCGTAGTATATATTGTCATTAGCTTTAACGCCTTGAACTAAACTACCAACGCTTTTCACAACACCTTGTCTATATCTTATGTCTTCTTTTATTTTATCTGTAAGAAGTAAACCACCTTTTGTTTTAGTTGGTTTTTGTTTTACTTCTTCTATAACTAAATAATTACCTACTGCCTTCATTCTTCTCTCATATTACTAATTACACAATCAGTTGATAATATAGTTGTAGCAACAGATACTGCATTTTTTAATGCGCTTTTAGTTACAAGTAAAGGATCAATAATACCTTCATTAATCATGTTAACTGTTTCACCAGTTATAACATTTATACCTTTACCTTTACCTTTTTGAGGTACATATTCTAATCCAGCATTTTTAAGTATTGTTTTATATGGATACTTTATTGCTTCTAAAAATATATTAGTACCTTCAGTTTTTTCTTTAATACTATTAGCCGCATTTAATAAAGCTACACCTCCACCAGGAACTATACCTTCTTTTACCGCAGCTTTTGTAGCGTGTATTGCGTCATCAACTCTATCTTTCTTTTCTTTAAACTCTACATCTGAGTTTGCACCTATTGATATAACAGCAACATTACCAGACAATATAGCTAATCGTTCTTCTAGCTTTTGTGTTCTTAAACTAGGATCAAGTGTTTTAATTTGATCTTCTATAACTTTTATTCTTTCTTTAGCTTCTTCTGGTATTTCAGCTACTTTTAAAACTGTTGATTTAGCATCTGATACACATCTTTCACATTCACCTAACATATCAGGTGTAATTAAATCTACATCATCACCATATTCTTCGTTTATATGTGTAGCGCCTGTAACAGCAGCGATATCATCTAAAAAGTCTCTTTTCCAAAAGCTAAAACCAGGAGGTGCTATGACACTAGCCTTTATATTACCTTTTATTTTATTCATTACTAATGCAGCCATAGGTTGTTTTTCTAACTCACCTATTATTAGTATTGATCTATTTTGTTTAACAGCATATTCTAATACAGTTTGTATTTTTCTTACCGATGCTATTGGTGAACTAACTAATAATACTAAAGGCTTTTCTAATGTAACAGTTTGTTTACCTGTATCTGTTACAAAGTTTGCATTAGCAAATCCTTGATTTATTTGTGAACCTGAAACTAGTTCAACTGTAGTTTCTTCTGATTTAATATCAGGGTCCATCATTACAGTACCGTTCTTACCAACTTGTTTAAAAGCTTGACCAATTACTTTGCCTAAGCTTTTATCGTTATTAGATGATATTGTAGCTACTTGATCTATCATATCATCTTCAACTGGTACTGATGTATTTTCTAAATATTCAACGGTTTTATCGCAAGCAGCTTGTATATCTTGCTTTATATTTCTTAAACTATCACTACCTTTGTTTTTATAAGCTTCACTTAATATCGCGTGAGCTAAAACAGTTGCAGTTGTAGTTCCATCACCTGCTTCACTAACTGTTTTTCTAGCTGCTTCTTTAATTAATGTAGCACCTATATTTTCTACAGGTTCTCTTAAATTAACAGAGTTAGCAACAGTTACACCGTCTTTTGTTATCATGGGTCTACCCATAAAATCTTCTAGTATCACACACTTACCGCTAGCTCCAAGCGTGGAGCTAACAGCAGTTGTGAGTTTGTCTATACCTGTAAAGACTTTTTCTTTAGCATCACTGCCAAATGTTAAAGCCTTCACAATGTCTTGTGGATTTTGCATTTAATTTAATTTAATTTAGTTAATGTTATTTAAAAGTTTTAACAACTTTTGGGCCATTAAGAAACTCTACTTTT